TTAACGGCTTTATGATATTTGTTATCGGTAAGATGATAGATGAACGAGTAGGAGATAAACATGGACGAAAAAAATTATGAGATTGGTTCAATACAAGTAAAAGAAAGTAATGATTATATTGGCAAAGTTCAAGACTATCGTTGCCCTAGTTGTGGTCATTATTCTGTAATATTAGATACAACTAACAGCGAAGAAGGACACGAAACTTGTCTTAATAGTTGTGTGTCTTTAAGTCTGAGCAGGAAATTAAGCATTGGCGGATAACGACATTTTAGAAATACCCGAGTGGTTAAGAAAATTAAACCCAGGTCCGAAATGGAAGTTTTATCCTGGCGAGAAAGTCGTCACGAAAAGAAAAAAGGATAATGGAGAAATAGTAATTACCGAAAGGTGGATAAAGAAACCTTACTGGACTGTTAACGGAGTTCCCGAGCATGAGTATTACAAGAAAGAAAAGAAATCATTCGTAGTCGCTGAGTCAAAACCTAAGAAAAGTAATGGCAAACAACGAGAACGATGGCTCACGGACATCATACGAAAGACAGGACCGATTGGAACTAAAACATTATACAAATATTTACACGAACATAAACTAGAGCCACACGAAGGGTTTTTATCTCACCCGAATTACCAAGCACATATGAGAAGTATTTTGATAAGATTGAAAAGAAAAGGTATACTTGGTAAGAAAAAAAGTAAATATATAATTAGATAATCGAAAAAGGTAGTATTTGACTAGTTGTTACCTGTAAGATTATCTGTGAGTCACGCTGGTTTGCTCCCGGCGTGCTTATTAGTAGCGCAACGATGGACCAGGGCTGGCGTTCTCCTTTAGCTAGGGTTCGGCGGGTAATACCGCTTCACCAGTCCGTCTGTCATGTAAGAAGGGAAGACTACGGACTAGTGCACATCAGTCCATCTTTCCTTATGACATGTACGTATGCGAGTGACCCGGTAGGCGAGAGGCGCATGCGTACATTTTTAGAAAGGAGTTTATGAATATCTTTTACTTACACAAAGACCCGATACAAGCTGCAGAGTGGCATTGCGATAAGCACGTTTGTAAGATGATTATCGAATCTGCTCAAATGCTTAGCATCGTAACACGTCAGAAAAATATTGACTTAGGGTATAATATGTCTACCACAGGTGCTTTCTCCAAGCATCCACAAACTATATGGGTAGGTAAGAGTGGACAACATTTCGAATGGTTAGTATGGCTAGGTATAGCTTTATGCAGACAATATAAATTTAGATACGACAAAGTACATAAGACTAGTAAACTAATGACTGACTTCTTCATGTTATTAAATGACGACTTTTATCACAAGTTCGAAGAACGAGGGTTCACGGATCCTCCTCAATGTATGCCAGAAGAATACAAAAGAGATACGACAATAGAAGGTTATAAAAACTTCTACATCCAAGAAAAGTCTAGATTTGCCAAGTGGTATGGTGGCTACGATAAAGCACCACCATGGTGGCCTGAAGATAAAAAGGTTTTAAATGTTACGAAAAAATAGTATTATTTCTTACTTGTTGAAACGATATATACAAGTTAGCCAGGTAGCCTCAAGCAGACGTGCATAGTAACTTTATGTTAGGGTTGAAAACCGTAGCCGCTCAGGAAAAATAAGATTGCCTGATGCTAAAAAACCGGGGCCAGATGAGAAAGGACGCTAATGACTACTAATACACATCTCTTTGATAAACGAGTTAGGTTGCTCGTAAGTCAAGTTGAGAAAGTTAAAAACCAAAAGCCATACGTGTATGGCCCGGTCAAGAAAAGACGAGATACCTCCACTGACTTGAGCATGTGGGAGGGTAAACTTAGGGACTTAATGAAAAAAATCCCTTAGTATATAGAGGCCATATTGGTTTTTACGATTTTTCATTTCGCTAAATGGCAATCCCTAATCCCAATACTTGATTCTCTATATCCACTACTAAATTTGCGGGATTACTTATAGTAATTACAAGTAATCCCTCTAATCCCGAGACCAGACGCAATCTCATCTCATACATCAGAGAGTGTGATATGGCCTCTATATATAGAAAGGAAATTAACTATGGACTTATATACATTAGCTGTTATAGTAGCTGCTGGAGTATTAATTATGATGTTTACTAATTAAAATAAATGTATACTGCTGATTTTATTAATTATATATTATAAATAGTAATTGTAGAAAGGAGATATTTATGGCTACAACGCAGTCAACTACAAAAACTAATGGGTCTAAAAAGCCCGTTGTAATTAAAACTCCAAGCGATATGACTGGAGTAAAAAAATACGACCACGATGCTAGAATCCAAGTTCTAGTGCCAAAAAACCCTAAACGAGTAGGGTCAGGTGGTTGGAAACGATTTGGTTATTACAAAAATGGTATTACTATCAAAGAGTTTTTGGCGAAAGGCGGGAAGACTATCGACTTGGATTGGGATAGAGAACGAGGGTTTATTGCTACTGAAGATAGAGATAAATCTGGTTCCAAGAGTAAATCGCCAAAAGCGACATTTACTTTAAAATAATTGTATATATTGTATTCGATTATTTTATTATATAATTATAGGGTGTCTATCCGTTCAGACGCCCTATGCTAACAACTAGAAAGGATACAGAACATGTTAGGACCATTTACAGACATTAGAAAGCTAGAGATGTATGAGACTAAATCTGGTAGGTACCAAGCTTATTTCCAATTGACTAGACCGAATGGTGAACGAGAGTTCATTACTCCAGAGCAATATGAGAAAGCTAAAACACAGTTTCTGAGAATCCAAAGAAAGAAAGGAAAACGACATGGGTGATAGAGTTAGTATACAATTTCAAGACAAAGATGGCGACAGTAGTATCTGTTTGTTCCATCACTGGGGTGGCAAGTGGTTTCCACATTTTGCTGGCGCCTGGTTTATGTTACATAAACAAAAGATTAATCCTAGTCAAGCAACTCCATTAACTAGATTCGAAGCAAGAAATGTTATGGTGCAATTTATACAATCGCTTTCAAGATATAATAGTATGCGAGGTATAAAAGGGTTTAGTGGAGATTACGATAATCCTAAAATAGATTATTATGATTCTGTAATATCGCATAGTATTTACACAGGTGCTACTCCTGATGATGGCGATAACTCAGATAACGGTCATTATACTATACGAACAGACACAGGAGATTTAAGTAATCAAGATGGCGAGATAATTACCATATGTAATCCTGCTATCATGAAAGAAGTTGAGGCGATGACTAGAAAAACTAACAGAGAGGAAGTTATGGAGGTACTTAAACAATGCGCGAATTGATTTTATTTCTATCTGGTGCAATGGTGGCTATTTTCGCTATTGTTGTAGTGATAGTTTTTGGTACGATTTTGTTTTAATTAGTTTACTATTAATAATAACAAAAGAAAGAGAGAATGATATGCCACTTACAAATAAACACGTAAGACCAAAACTAACTGCCAAGCAACAAGAAGAAGCTTTTGTTTGGTGGTGCAATCAAAATGAAGAAGAACTTAATGTATATTTTAACAAGAATAAAATAACAGAACAATCTCAAATAACAGCTGTAGCTAAAGGTCTTTGGCTGGATAGACTAGAGAGGGTAGGGTTAAGGAGTTGTAACTCATGACAACAGAAGAAATACAAAGCCTAGTTTTTGGTTCATCTAAACAACTAGACGACCTTGACATTGGTAAAGCAAAAGAGATTGGAAAAGGTCGAAGTGCTCAAGAATATTCATTTACTGTTTATCATGATCAAGCTCCTCTTACACCTAATACTCAGTTAGGAGAGGACATTACAATTGTAGATATGTATGACGGTCGGTATAATGTTATATTCTACATTAGAACACACGTGTCTTTCAAAGACATTAAAAACTACATGGACAACTACGAAGATATCCTCATAGATAAATAAAAACCTATACATTTAACCTCTAATACGCTAAATTGGAGGTTAATTATATGGATAACATTATTGAATTTAATCAAGTTGAAAATAAGATTTTATCAGACAAAGAAAAGAAGTTCGTCAATAACATAATTTCTGGATTAGGTAAGAAACAAGCGGCGTTAGAGGCAGGTTATGCTGAATCGTCAGCTCACGTACAAGCTACCCGACTACTAAAAAAGGATAAAATTCTGAGGGCCGTGACCCGTGCTCGTCAGATCCAGACGCAAAGAACAGTACACACAGTCGAAGAAGAGGTCAAAAAGCTAGACGGGTTGTATGATGCTGCGTGCGATAAGAAACAATTCGGGGCAGCGGTCCAGGCTGCGAGGTTGAAGGCACAGTTATTGGGGTACCTTGTTGAGAAGAAGGATGTCAAAGTATCACAAGTCGATAACATGGATGAGGGTGAGTTGATCACCTACCTTGACAAGTTGAAATTAGACTACGGCGGTTGAGTGATGCGGCTTGAGCATTGAGCCGTCCGCATTCCACCTCCGTCCTCCCGCCGCCGGCGGCGGTCGGCGGATGTTTGTCCACACATCAACAACCACAAACCGCCCGGCCTGGGCCGTTTCCATATGTTAATAACTTTGTAAATTAATTGTTTAATAATGATTTTATTAGTTTATATTAGTATTATAACATAAGGTTATAGAAAGAAGAAAATCAAAATAGGAGTTTATTATGACTCAGAATACTAATAAAAAGTTCCCTACCTCATTCAGAGCGATAGAGAACAGAGCAATCATGTTTCTTTTAATTAATCAAAAGAAACCATCAGGCAAAGCCTTTGCCCGATACGAACTTTACAAAACAACAACTTCGTTACTAGACGCAGTCAATAATGGTTTCACACCGTTAGACATGCAATATGAAACGAAGTCCAACCACCGTTTTAAGAAGTTCCATACTATGTGTTTCATCGAAGGTGTCAACGTAAACGAAAAAACCAAGACATCTTTAGAAACCGTTATCAATAAGAACAAAGAAGTAGTCAAAGACTTACCGACCGCAGTTCAGAAAAAGATAACAGAGAACATCAAGAAGTTCGAGAAACTCATTCAAGCAATCAAGTAAACATATATCAAGGCGCCTCAACCAGGCGCCTTTTTTCTTGAGCATTGAGTCCTCCACCCTCCTCCTCCAGGTGAGTTGAGCACTAAGCCTTGAGCGTTGAGCATTGAGCATCAACATTCCACAAAACTTACGAAGTAAGTTTTATAATCTCCTGTTATAAAAATTTTTTTATAGTAAAAAAATAACGAAAATGTAGAGGTTATTTACTTGTTTTTATTTGTTATTATTAGTTTATATTAGAAGAACGAAAGGAGAACTATGCTAGAATTTTTACTAATATTTATTTTAGGAATACTAGTTTTAG